ATGGAGTGGTAGCTTTATCTATTTGTGTTTGAAGTTCTTCTATTCGTTTTTCTATACTTTCAACTTCACCCTTACCATCTACAATAGTAGTTTGTTCTTTCTCTACTGTAACTGTTCTAGCTTCACCAAACCATTCCCAACTAAATTTATCTAACTTCATACCTTTTTCTCTACTAAAAACTTGTCCTCCAGTAGTTATAGCAATGTCCTCTAAAATTAATTTTCTTCTATCTCCAAAATCAGGAGCTTTAACAGCACAAACCTGCATAGTACCTCTCATTTTATTAACAACAAGGGTAGCCAAAGCTTCTTGATCTACATCTTCAGCTATGATTAATAAAGATCTAGCTTGAGCAGATACAGCTTCCAATACTGGAAGTAGTTCCTTTACTTTAGTTAATTTATGTTCAGTAATAAGAATAAGGGGATTGTCTAAGACGGCAGTCATACTATTATTGTCCGTAACGAAATATGGTGATTTATAACCTCGATCAAACTGTAACCCTTCAACAGTTTCTAAAAATGTTTCACCAGTACGGGATTCTTCAATGTGAACAACCCCCTCCATTCCTACTTTTTCTATAGCTGTAGCTACTAATTTACCTGTTTCTTCATCATTATTAGAAGAAATAGTAGCAATTTGTTCTAATTGTTTTTCACCTGAAATGTCTTCTGATAGTTCACTTCTTAAATTGTGTACTACAGATTTAACTGTTTTATCAATATCTCTTTTTATTTGAACAGCATTTTCATCATTATTTAAAGCACTTAATCCTGCCTTAATCATTTCTCTAGCTAATAAAGTAGATGTAGTAGTACCATCACCTGCTTTTTCAGCTGTTTTAATAGCAGCTTGCTTAACTAATTGAACTCCTAATTCTTGATTAGGTTCTTTTAATGATATAGATTTAGCAACAGTTACTCCATCTTTAGTAGACTGTGGACCTTCAGGATTAGCTATAACTACATTTCTACCATTAGGGCCTAATGTAGAAATTACAGCATCAGCTAATGTATCTATACCTTTGACTAAATTTTTCCTGGCTTCAGAGCCAAATTCTACTTGTTTACTCATTAGATATATCTTTTAATTGATTAATTTCTTCTTCGCTTATATTTTTTAAAGTTTCACTTAGTGCCTCATTAAAATCAGCCTTTTTATTTACTTTAGCTAGGACTTGATTTTCGGGACCCACATAATATTCATCTCCATCATGAGGGATCTTAGTAAATCCTTGTGTAGGTAATACTACTATATCTCCTACTTTTAGAGTAGTAGGTATTAATTCACCTGTAATAGTAGCTTGACCCGGACCTACTGATACTACTTCACCTACTTCATTAACTTCTTTACCAAGATCTGGTACTATAATAGAGCCATAAGTAGTTTCCTCAGTATCTTGAGGTTTAACAATAACTGCGTTAAATAGTGCTTGTAATTCCATTTATATAATTTTTAATATTTGATTCTATTGATTTAAATTCTGCTAAAAATGAGCTCAATGATTCATAATCTTTTCTAGTGTGAAGTTTTTCATGAGCTATTTTAAATAATGCTTGATCAAAATTAGGATAATAACCTTGAGGTTTAGCATAAGTTTTACCTTTACCTTTAGATCTAAAATGATTTAGGTTTGGTTCAATTCTTTCATTAACGGTATAACAAACATCATCCTTACTGATGTAAAAAGGATCTAATAAGGGATCTGAGATGGTTGTAATTGATTTTGGTTTTCTTGCCATATAGTAACTTATTTGTTTGTGCGTCAATATACAAACAAAATTGTGCTAGGACACGCTTTTTAGTAAAAACTATTATTTAATTTTAATTGACTTTGGTTTAGCTTCTTCAGCTAAGGGTATAAATATTTCTAATAGACCATTTGCTAAGGTAGCGTCAATATGACCTAAATCAAATTTAGGTGCTATTTTATACCTTAAATCAAATGATTTTTTAGATAAACCATTATGAATCATCCCTGGATGGAGATCTTCTTTTTCTGGTTTAGTGTAACTTATTTTTAATATATCCCCTTCTATATCTATGACTATGTCTTTTTTAGTCAGACCAGTACAAGCAACTTCAAAGTGAAGTCCTGCATCATCATAGAAAATATTAAGTGGGTGTGGTAGTTTGAAATTTCCAACAGGTTGAAATGTGCTGTCAGATTTAAAGTGGTTCCTAAATAGGATGTCGAAAGGACTTATATGCCTTTCAAAAATGTCTAATGTACTCATATCATTTTATTTTGTGGAGCCGAAGCTTCCGGTTAATTTAATTTAAACATAACAAGTGCCCTAGCTAAATGTTTTGTTCTATTATAAATATAA